TCATCGTGTTGATTGTCGTTCATCATAGCTCTCATTCTATCTAAATCAAGTCTTGACTCATTATTATCAGTTCTATCTTGATCTGCTCTAGCTTTTAAGTCTAATTCTCTTGATTTTAGTTTAAGTAGTGGATCTCCACCTACTTCAGAACTAATTTTATCTTCTTCTTTAGCATAATCCATAGTCATTTCTGCAATTAGGACTGCTTTTCTAGCTTCCATTATAGAAGTTAGTTGTTTAACTCTTTGGGCCATTTGCATTGCTTGTGGATTTTGCTGCATTGCTTGTGGATTTTGCATTAGAGGTTTCATCTGTTGTTGGATCATTTGCATTTCTTTCATTTCTTCAACATACTCTAATTGAATTTGTTCTTGAGCCATTAAACTAATATGTTCAAGTATATTTTTTTGTAAAGCCATCATTGCACCCGGATTATTTTGTACCATAGAGATAGACATAAAACTTAAGTGAGCATCAATGTGTGCTTTATGATCTTGACCAGGATAGGCTTGAAAAGGTTTACCACTAATAGCCATTATGTGTTCTAAACTTGGATCCATTGGTTGAGGTGGCTGAGGTGGTGGTAATATTGCATTAATATTTTTAACACCAACTGCTTCATACATAGATCTGTAAGCTTGATACATATTATGCATTTTAGGATTTGATTGAGCTAATTGTAGTTGAGTTTGAGCCATAGAAATTCTCTGTGTTTGAGAATAAATGTTAGGATCCGCAACTGGTAATATATCTACATTATCATCAAAATCTTTTACTTTAATTTGTCTAGATGCGCCGGGAACATCATAAGGATATTCAGGTGGTAGATAAGTTTTAAATACATCTGCTAATAATTTAAATTCATTTTTAAGACCTACGTATAATCTTTTGTGGATAGCTGACATTACTCGAGATCCTCGCTCTAATAATGCAACAGTTGTTCCAACAGCTGCTTGTTGATTCATATCGCCAACTTGTGAGTCTGCAATAGATGCAAATCTTTGAGCGGATTGAACACAGATACCCATTAAAGATAATAGAGTTTGATCTGGTCCTTTAAATGGTAATTGCATAAACTGATCTTTAATATTTCCACCTGGTACATCTACATCTCTAAATTCTCCAGGCTGTAAAGGTTGTGCATCATCTCTCATTCTAACACCTCTAGTTTTAAAACCAGCTGGTAAGTTAGCTAAAGTTCCTGCATCTAGTAATTGTCTTAAAGCTACAGTTGCAGTTCTTGATAGTCCACCAATCATGTGAATTAAACCTAAACCATAAAAACCTAAACCCGGTAAAAATTTAAAATGTACAAAATAATTTTTTTTAGCTCTTAATGGATCTTGAGCTTTGTAATTTCTTCTAATAGCTAAAATTTCAGAATTAGTTTCATTAACTGAAACTATGTAAGGCAGTTGAATTCCTGTAGGTTCTCCCTCTTCATCCTCATCTTCATAACCTTCTAAATCTAAATTAACATGCATTTCTAAAACAGTATAAATATCTTCAGTACCATTTGCAGTTATACCTTCTATTTCTCTTTCTTTTTCTTTTAATTGATTTTCTTGTAAAGGTGCATCTCCTAATTCTATATCTCTATAAAAACCATTATACATTTGTTTTTTTAAATCATTTTCTGATTGTCTTACAATATGAATAATTGCTTCCGCGTCTTCTAATGAGGTAGCAGAATACGGAACAATTATATCTTCGGCTGGAATAAATTTAGATACTGCTCTTCCCAATAAATCATCATAATAAACTTTTTTAAAAGTAGATCCTGATAAAGGTAGGTAAAATAACATTTGATCAAACTCAGGTTCATACTCTTTCATTTGATCCATGATTTGATAGTTCATAAAGTCTTTAACTCTTTTAGACTGTTCTTCTCTAGCAACTGTAACATCACCCATAACTTGAGTTCTTACGGGTCCTTCAGCTGGTAATAATTCTTTATAGGCCTGAGCTTGAAATTGTGTAACGGCTTCTGCCAATACTGGGTGAGTAACTGACGCTGCTCCTCTAAAAGGTTCTGTTCTAGTTACATAGTTAAAACCAAGTAAATTTAAACCTTCTCTATATGACTGTTCCCAATCTCCCCTAGTTTCTTTGTAAGAAGTATACTTCTCCATTAACTCTGCAGATAATGGACCTAATACAGATTCATCTAAGTAATCTGCTAAATTAGCATCATGTTCTTCACCACCTTCGGGTGTTGCTTCTGAAGGATCAAAATTAACGGTTGCTCCACCATCTTCGGTAAGTTCTATTTCAGCTTCCTCGCCTTTTTGCCTTTCAACAATCTCTTGTTGCTCTTCGACAATTACTTCTTCACCTGGAATTTCAATCTCTGTTTTTGTATTGGGTAAACTTTTATCTATTGTAGCCATGAGCTATTCTATCCTCTATTCTTAATTGATTCAACACCTTAAAGGGATGTATCAGTTGTTTTACAATTTGTCAATTATTCGATTTCTTTATAACCCTTGGAGTTAAAAAGGTTATAAATAAAACCTTCCTCGTTTTTATATTTTCCATATTGATCATACGCAGTTAAAGCGGTACTTACCGCTAGTCCCGGTAATCCTGCAAATCTACTTACCCCTCTAATTAACCCCGGGTTCATTCCCATTCTTAAAATTGAGCTCATAGTTCCTGGAGCAGCAGTTCCAGCTTTTGTCAAACCACCTGCTTTTGTTAAAGTAGACATCGTAGCTAATCCTAACCAATTCAATGGATCTTTAGCAATCTCCACGGCTGACTTATCATCTTGAATTTGTTTGCCTACAAAGTATCCATCTATAAGAGCCGTTGGTAGTGGCGCGCCGATCTTGGCTAAAGTTCTACCAACTGTTTTTAACATACTTTTCTTAATAGGTTTATATGCATCTTCTGTTCCAGCTATAACAGATATAGGAGTTTCTTCTGCGAAAGCTTTAAGTTCTCCGGATGAAACAGAATCTCCTGTTGATCTGTTAATAAAAGCTCCTTTGATTTTATCAAAAGTTATTTTACTTGTTAACGCTTCGCCTCGTGCTCTAGCAGTTTCAATAATGTTTAATTTTTCTTTGCCAACAAATTTTTTAGGGAGAATTACTTCACTTCCATAGTTGGGTCCTTTTCTTCTACTGGCCACCTTACTTCCTATTCTAGCCATTTTTTCAGGAACGTCTACTGATTTAACATTTCCTGTTAAAGTTCCTTGTCTTTGTGCATACCATCTAGCATCATCAGCGTTATCAAAAAAAAATCTATTTTTAAGTTTAGAACTATATTTGTTTTCCATTGCATTTATTCCTTTTTGATTAGGTTCCTCTCCTCGAAATAAACGAATCATTTTTTGTGCATTACCTTTTACATCTTTCATAGCTGCACTTGTTACCGGTGCTTCAGATAAAATCTTTGCTGCTTTTTCTGGATCTGCTTTTAATGCTTGTTTACAGTCTCCAGGTAATCCACCTTTAGAAAGTAAACTACAAAATTTTAGTTGATCTGCTTTAGGAAGTTTATTTGTACTTGTAATTAATTTACTTTGTGCAGAGTTTATTGCGCTGTTTAAATTTCCTTTTGATAATTTTAAAATTTCTTTACCTTTTTCAGAACTAGGAGTTATTCCTTTTATTAATGTTCCGGGCTCATTTGATATTGCCATACTTGGATCTAATAATTTTTCCTTAACTGTAAAACCAGGAGCAAAAGCACTATTCTTAAAAGAAAGTCTTGTTTTAAGTTTTGCATATTCAGGATATTTTTTCCTTAAAGCTCTATCACTTTTTGCATATTCTAATGCAGCTAATCTTTTAATGTTATCGGGAGCATTTACATCTTCATATACCTTATTAAATTTTTCCATCTCTGCAAATATTTTATCTTCAAAAGGTTTAACCATTTTTAGATTTTTTCTTCCATCTGCATACATTAAATTATGTAAACCAACTGGACTGTATTTACCTCCGGCATGGCTAAGTTGTAAATTTGATTTAAGTTCTTTGGGAACTGCCATCTTTATTTCCATACCTTTATTAGATTTAGCTTGAGTAGCTTTATATCTTCTATCTCTACCTCTTTTTACAGAACCATCTCCAATTGTTTGTGTACCGGGAGTTATTTTTACACCCTCTGCTATTAATTCATCAGCAGCTTGTTTCATAAAAGGTGCGGGGCCTGCAGTAGATTTAATACTTCTATTAGAAAGACCTTCTTCAACCATAACTCTCATGGCTTCAGCCTTTGAAAGACCTTGTCTTAAAAGTTCTTTTGCTCTAGCTATTTTTATTAATTTTTGTTTGGATAAATTTTTGCTATATTCTTGACTTTGAATAGGTACGCCTACCGTATTATTTTTTCGGAAACCTTGATTTGGTTTAAGAGCCATGGCCTAACTTGCTCTAGTTAATGATTGTACAATTCTAGCCATTATATTGGTAGTCCGTAGTATTCTTTAACATCATTTAAAGTTGCTGGATCTTTGGGATCATCTTCTGTTTGAATAGTACTTAATATCCCATCAGCACCTAAAGCTCCTAACATGCCTTTTCTAGCATCTAACAAACCTTTTTGTTTTTCAGTTAATCCAATATTTACAGCCATGTCTTGAAACTCGGGAGCAATGTCCGAATTAATAAAATTAGCGTTGTCAAAAGTAGACGCAGGTTCTGTACTTCCTAGATTGTTATTGATACCTAACATACCTCTTACCTCTGGATTATTATTTAAAAATGAATCACCAATATTAGATGGTGTATTAGGAGGAGAAGTTTTTAATCCAAATCTTGAAAGATTTAAATTATCCATTGGTGTTTTGTCTACTGGACCATAACGTTCTATTTGATCAAAGTCTTCAGGTACTTGTCCAAATAATCCAAGTTCATTAAATTGGCTCATATCTTTTGGTTTAGGTTTGAATTTATCTATTGCATTACCAATAAGCGATCCTGCTACGGGCATACCTGTTGCTAAACTTAATAGTCCACCTAATATTCTTCCACCCATTCCTGGTTTAACTTCACCTACACTTTGATTAGTAGATTCATATCTTCCTGTTTCTGGATTAAGAGTAATGTTGTTGGCATCTTTATTAAATCTTCCACCAAAATTTCCAAAAATACCACTACCTGTTCCATATGTACTTCTGTAACCTGGATTAGATCCACCAAATAAATTTCCAAAGAAACCTGGTTGGCCATAACTTTTGTAAGCCGATCCAACATAATTAGTTCCAGTAACATTTCCTTGCTTGTCTACAGTATCAACAAATTCAGGAACAGCTCCTCTTCTTGTTCTATTGCTAACCGCTGATGTTTGACCTGTAGTAATATTACCTCTCATAATTTCAGCAGCTCTTGCTTTATCATTATTTCCAGATCCTCCATCTCCACTTTCAGAATTTGGTCCACCTGGACTTGCATCGTAACCACCAAGGTCACCTTGTAATGACATAATACCATTAGGTCCTTTATTTGGTTTTCCTTTTAAAGATCCGTAAATGTTTGCATCTAGTAAAATTTTTTGTTCTCTTGGAGTAATGTAAGCTAGTTCTGCAACAACATGGTCTGGAGAAGATAACCATCTTTTAGGAGTAGTAACTTCTTTTTCTTTTCCTAAATAGTTTGGCCCACCTCCTTGATTAGCAGGCTTAACTTTTGCTTGTTGTGCTTTAGTTAAACTTTCATCCTTGTAAGATTTTTTCTTAGGCTGCATCATAGAACCTACACCGCCACCGTTTGCATAACCCATACCTGTTAATCCACCGTTAGCATTATAATCTATTCCACCCATTCTTGTAATATAGTCAGTTAAAGTTTCACCTTCTATAACTTGGATACCATTTTCGTAATCATCGATTAATTGTTCGTAGCTGTTTTCTGATGCCATTAGTAATAAGTCCTGTTATGTGGTATTGAGATTTCGTCTTTTTCATCTTCAGGGTGACCAATAAAACCACCTTGTCGAAACCGCATTACCGCTTGTGTCATACTATCCACCAAATCATCATGATCGCCATAAGGAAATGATGCACACTCTTCTATAACTTCTTCTGCGAACTTTTCGTCCGGCGCCCAAATCTGTCCACTCTCAAAGAGAGGTGACACGGCGTTAACTCTAGCATGTTTATCGTTACCTCTGCTAGGAGTAAAGTTTATAACAGGAATGCCCATCTTACGCAACTCAAAAGTTAAAGGTAATCCAGATGCTTTAGCCTCCACGATCACCGATTCTGGTTTCCAATAATCATACTGTTCTTTAGCCTTCTTCCGTAGTTCTGGAAACTCGAGTCTTTCCTTTATGGCATCCAATAAAATTAGATTAGGAGCAGAGTCTATATTTTCACGAAACACTCCCCACGTTGTAATAGCCGAGTAATCGGCTGATTCTTTTTTTAAGAAAGCAGTATCATACGATTGTATAACGTGTTC